CCCGGTACTGACCGTTCCTATCCGGTCGACAAGGCGACGGTCGTGGTGCCGGCCTCCGATATTGAAGCGGTCAAGTTCCTGAAAGCCAGCGACGAATACGAGCCGTTCAAGGAGTGACATCGATGATCGGAATGGATCGCCACACCGGCCTACCCATATCCGGCATCGAGCACCTGCGCCAATCCATTGCCGATATCTTGAGCACGCCGCTGGGCAGTCGCCGGCACCGTATGGAATACGGCAGCAAGCTACGGCGGTTTGTAGATTTGCCCATCAACGAAGGCTGGAAAAGCGCTGTACAGGCTGAGGTTGCCCGCGCTCTGGAGCGCTGGGAGCCGCGTTTGAAGTTGGATCAGGTGCGGATCATTTCCGTCATTGGCGGGCAAATCAATTTGCAAATCGTCGGGAAGTACATGGGCGACAGCGTCACGTTGGAGGTGGCCGCATGAGTACCGTAGATCTGTCGTCGCTTCCGGCGCCGACCGTGCTGGAGCCTCTGGACTTTGAAGAGGTTTATCAGGACGGGCTGAGCGTGTTTCGCGGGTACATGGGCGGCAACTGGACGGCCGCGCTGGAAAGCGATCCAGTGGTCAAAGTGCTTGAGGTCGGGGCTTACAACAAGGTCGGTAACCGCGCCCGAGTCAATGACGCTGGCAAGGCGCTGTTACTGGCGCACGCCATTCGCGGTGACCTCGATCACCTGGGGGCCAATGTCAATTTGCAGCGCCTGATCATTCAGGCCGAGGATCTGCTGGCGGTGCCACCGGTGCCCAAGGTCATGGAAGACGACGACCCGTTTCGCGAGCGCATCCAGTTGGCCTATGAAGGTTTGACCACGGCCGGCCCGCGTAACAGCTACATCCTGCATGCACGCAATGCCTCTGGGTTGGTCGCAGATGCTACGGCCGAAAGCCCGGCGCCTTGTTACGTCACGGTCACGGTGCTGGGTCTGGGCGGGGAAGGCGAAGCGCCGCCGGAGCTGCTGGATACTGTGGCCGCTGCTCTGAATGACGATGACGTGCGGCCGGTGGGTGATCGGGTGACTGTGCAGAGCGCAGAGGTGATCCGTTACGAGATTGACGCCATCTTGCACATGGCCAGCGCTGGCCCGGAAGCGGACGCCAGTTTGGTCGAGGCGAAAAGTCGCTTGGCAGCCTGGATCAATCCACGCAAGCGGCTGGGCGTCGAGGTCGCGCGGTCGGCTGTTGACGCCCAGTTGCACGTTGCCGGCGTTGCCCGGGTTGAGTTGGTCGGGTGGCAGGACTTAACCCCGACCAAGGCTCAGGCGGCGTTCTGTACGCGCTACAGCGTGAGGCTGGCGGGCTGATATGAAAAGTCTCCTACCGCTCAACAGCACGCAACTGGAACGGGCCATGGAGGCCGCGTTTTTCGAACAAACGATTGTCCCTCTGCGCGACCTCTACAACGCTGATACCTGTCCGGTGCATTTGCTGCCGCACCTAGCATGGGCGTGGTCGGTGGATCGCTGGGATTACCGGTGGACTGAGGCGACCAAGCGCGCGGCCATCAAGGCGTCGTACTACATCCACAAACACAAGGGCACCATCGGCGCCCTGCGCCGGGTGGTCGAGCCGCTGGGCTATCTGATTGAGATTGTCGAGTGGTTCCAGACGGTGCCCGAGGGTGTGCCGGGCACCTTTGCCTTGAAGGTCGGCGTGCTCGATACCGGAATCACCGAGGAAATGTATCAGGAGCTTGAGCGCCTGATTGACGACGCTAAACCCGTCACCCGACAACTGACTGGGCTGGCGATCAGCCTGGAAGCTCAAGGCAATTTGAATATCGCCGTGTCCGTCTACGAAGGCGACGAAATCGACGTTTACCCGCCCGTCATGCGTGACATTGAAGTCACTGGCAGCTTTGGCGTGGTCGGCCGCGAACACACCATTGATACCCTGGACGTTTATTATGATTGATGCGAATTCGCAGTTTTTCGCGATCCTCACGAACGTGGGGATGGCCAAGCAGGCGAATGCCGACGCGCTCGGCATTCCTTGGCTGATCACGCAAATGGGCGTGGGGGATGCCAACCCGAACGGGCTGGCTGATCCGCCTAATCCGGTGCCGTCGGCCAGTCAAACCAAGCTGCTCAACGAGTGGCGTCGTAAGCCGCTCAACCAACTGAAGATTGACCCGGTCAACCCGGCGGTGATCATCGCCGAGCAGATCATCCCGGCCGACGAGGGCGGTAAGTGGATCCGCGAAATCGGCCTCTACGATGCGGACGGCGATCTGGTGGCGGTGGCCAACTGCGCGCCGAGCTTCAAGCCGCTGCTGTCGCAAGGCTCGGGCCGCACGCAAATTGTGCGGATGAACTTCATTGTCACCAGTACCGGTAACATTCAGCTCAAGATTGACCCGGCAATTGTGCTGGCCTCGCGTGCCTACGTCGACGCGGCCATTCTGGAAGTGCTGCCGAAGAACAAGATCCCGGGCGAATACACGCGGGTCAAGGTCAACGATCGCGGGATTGTCGTATCGGGTGATAACCCGGAAACGCTCGCCGCCATGGGTATTAAGGACAGCTACACCAAGGCCGAAATCGAGGCGATGATTGCCCAGGCATCGGCGCTGCCGGTGGGTGCCACGGTGGCGTTTCCGCTGGATAAAGTGGCGCCCGGGTTTCTGGAGCTGGACGGCAGTGTCAAGAGCATTGCGGTCTATCCCGATCTGGCTGCGTTCCTCGGTACGGCCTTCAACAAAGGCGGCGAGGGCGCTGGCAATTTCCGTCTGCCGGAGTCGCGCGGCGAGTTCCTGCGAGGTTGGGATCATGGGCGTGGGGTCGATGTGGATCGTGCGGTAGGAAGTTGGCAGAAAGGCACGCTGACCACCTTCGACGACCCATCAACCGGCCCCTCTGTCGACTCAATCCGCATGACTCCCGTTGCTGCTGGTGCTGACGCTTTCTTGAACTTCGGCGACTATCCGGGTGTGGGGATGACGTTTGTCTCCAACGGCACAAACGCGGGGGCTGCTCTCTCATCAGGCGGCGTAACTCGCCCGCGCAACTTGGCGGTGATGTGGTGCATCAAGGCATGGAACGCACCAATCAATCAAGGAAGTATTGACGTTGCTGCACTCGCGGCCTTGGCCACGCAGGCAACGGAGGTCAAGCTGGGGACGGCCAAGGTAGCAACTCAAGCGGAAGTTGATGCCGGTGTAGATGACACCAAGTTTGTAACCGCCAAAAAGCTCCTTGCTGGCTTCGGAATGACAGCCGGTCAGAATGGGTTTATTCGACTTCCACGCTGGCTAGGTGGCTTCACTATTCAGTGGGGGCTTACCACGGTTGGTTCTAACGGTGATTGTGTAATCACACTTCCTACCAATTACAACGTGCAGCACTTTCAGATTCTGTCGATTGCGGGTTCTATCACAGGCATGGCTGTCGCCTACACGGGACTCAGTTTGTCGGGCGCTGTGATTCCGCACTATGTCCCTTCTACCGCTGCCAAGGCTGGGGGCGGGTATAACTGTGTTTGGATATCGTTCGGGAAGTAACCCATGAAAATCTTTGTGTCGCCAACAGTGGACGGCTTTTTCCATCAACCAGGGAATAACAACATTCCCGAAGATGCCGTGCAAATCACGTCCGACCAATACGCAGTTTTGTTGCGCGGACTTTCCGAAGGTAAATCGATCGTTTGGGTCGGCGAGGGTGTGCCGGTGCTGGTAGACCCCGAGCCGACTGCCAAAGATTACAAGCGGGTCGTGGCTCAGGAGCGTTTCGCACGCGAGGCCACTGGCGTTAGCGTCGATGGCCTGCAAATCGAAACGACCCGCGACAGCCAGGCGCTGATTGCCAGTACCGGATTGTCCGCCGTTCTCGATCCCGAATACCGCTGCAACTTCAAGACGGTCGGCGGGTTTGTCGAGATCGGTGCGGCGCAAATCATCACGATCGCCAAGGCGGTACGGGCGCACGTTCAAGCATGTTTTGACCGCGAGCTGATGCTGTTGCGCGCGATCGAGGCCGGCGAGTATCACGACGAAATGCTGTCGCAGGGCTGGCCGGATTCCACGCCGCCAGATCCGGCCGAGCTGCAATAGACGCCCCGCACTGACGGGGCGTTTTCTTTTCCGTTACGCGTAACACGAACACCCTCACAGCCTCGCTTATGCGGGGCTTTTTCGTTTCTGGAGACTGACCCTTATGAGTTTTTTCCACGGCGTCACGACCACGTCGGTCGACACTGGCGCGCGCACCATCTCGCTGCCGTCGTCCTCGATTATCGGTCTGTGCGACACGTTCACCCCGGGTGTCCTCGGCGGCGGTACAGCCAAGGCAGGTGAGCTGAAGTTGATCACCACCGAACGTGAAGCCATCGCCGCTTTCGGTCCCGACTCGGCGATCACCAAGGCCTGTCAGGCCATCTACGTTAAAGCCAAAGCCGTGATCGTCGCCATCGGCGTGGCCAAGCTGGAAGACGCTGCGCTGCAAACCTCGGCGATCATCGGTGGCGTTCTGGCCTCGGGTCAGCGCACCGGTTTGCAGGCGCTGCTCGACGGTAAAAGCTTGTTCAACGCGCAGCCGCGCTTGCTGATCGCGCCGGGTCACACTGCGACTCAGGCGGTGGCCACAGCGCTCGATAGCGTGGCGCAGAAACTGCGCGCCATCGGCATCATCGACGGCCCGGGCACCACTGACGAGGCCGCCATGGCCTACGCCGATAACTTCGGCAGCCGCAACCTGTTCATGGTCGACCCGGGCGTTAAGTATTGGGACACCATCACCAGCAAGACCGTCGATGCACCCGGTTCGGCTTGGGCGGCAGGTCTGTTCGCCTGGACGGATGCTGAATACGGTTTCTGGGCCTCGCCGTCGAACAAGGAGTTGACCGGCATCACCGGTACCGGCCGCGCGGTCGAGTACCTGGACGGCGACGAAACCTGTCGTGCCAACCTGCTCAACAACGCCAATATCACGACGATCATTCGCGATGACGGTTACCGCCTGTGGGGCAACCGCACGTTGTCGAGCGATCCGAAGTGGGCGTTTGTTACCCGCGTTCGCACGCTGTTCATCCTCATGGACGCGGTGCAGGCCGGGCACAAATGGGCGGTCGACCGCTCGATCACCAAAACCTACGTGACCGATGTCACCAACGGTCTCAACGCGTTCATGGCCGACCTGAAAGCCCAGGGCGCGATCATCAATTTTGAAGTGTTCCCCGACACCGAACTGAACACGGCCAGCCAGATCGCCCAAGGCAAGGTGTATTGGCGCATCCGTTTCACCGACGTGCCGCCGGCAGAAAACCCGAATTTCCTTTTCGAAGTC